TTGCGATTGAGTCAAATTTTGATGGCTGGCACGTGATGGGATCACTTGTGTTCCTCAGGCCTTGGGGAACTTGTAGTGGTTCATTCATTACGACTATGTTCAATACCTTTGCTAACTGGTATATACATAAGGAGGCCTTCATAAATTTGTATGAAGAGAAGTTTTGGAAGTTCGTGGAGACGACTTTCACAGGAGATGATTCGGTGTATTCAGCACCGGAGAAGTTTGCGAGATACAGCATGAGTTACTTGCAGAAGTTCTTTGCGGAGAATTACTGTATGGTATACACGTCACCCACAAAAACGAATGATATGTTCGTTGGATGGGAGGATTTGCAATACCTAAAGAGAAGGTTCGTGCTGGGACATTTTGGTATGATGGCACCTCTAGATAGGGCTTCATTGACCAATATGGTGAAGTGGACTGACTGTGATCAAGACAAGTTAGTTATGGAGTCTGTAGTGAGCTCATTGCTTTTGGAGGCATGGCACTACGGAAAGGAGACGTTTGACCAGACCTATGGTTGGGCGCTTGGAGAGATGAAGAGACTAGGAATGGCTTTTATCATTCCTTCTTGGGAATCGTTGTGCGACGCCCGCAAGAAGGATTACTAAGTAGTCGCCGTCTGTGGTTGGACGTAAAACTCACCCGTATACTTCTACGTAACAGAATGCAAGCTGTAAGACAGCGGGGAGCAGTGTCCTGTCAACAGAAACACCAGCGGTTCTACAACGCCTTATGTGTAGGGGGTTATTTCTGTGATTCCGGAAATGGCTCGTTTAATGGGATCATGAACAGTGGAACAGTAAAAGTGGAAACAGCGGCGATTGATGGGACGCAAGCTCAAGCAACTCAGCAACTTACCGCGCCGACGGTGACGAGTCAATTCTCGACATCAACTCTGACTTTTGGAGAAGTTGGCAAAACAGGAGATCAGGAGACAACAACCTATGAGTCCCGTGCTCATGGAGTGGGTCACTTTCAGGACAACAAGCTTTTAGAGCGTGCTGTTTTGTTAGGAACTTTTCCGTGGGTAGTAGGGGCCTCAGGGCTTTTGACGAAC